TTTTCCATTTATATTATCTCCTGCATATTATTTTGCTTGAATTTCTATTTTGAATAGCATTCTAGGCAATAAAAAATGCAGGCCTAAATCCACAATGTGGCTTTTGGTCTGCATACATACAATTTGGAAACATTCATATTAAAGACATAGTTAAATAAAGGTATAGTTAAATAACTTATATCTCACCGTAACTAATGAATGCTCAATATCGTATAAATAAGCACAACAAAAAAGCCTATCATCGAGGATAGATTCTGCTTTTTTTATTGCCAACTTATCTTAAACGTATTGAGGCTGTCATAGTTTCGGTTCCTCCTAAATTCTTATTTGTATCAGCGTATATTTTAACACAACAAGTCGTTTTAAGCAACTTTAAAATTAAAAAAATCCAATATTAACCGCCAAAGGGTGCTAGCCCCTAATTGGCGGTTAATATTCTATATCTCTTCGTCAATCTCAATCCCAGACTTGAATTCAACGGTGAGCTTATCTTCATATATCGTTACTTTCTCAATAAGTCGCCTTACTAACTGTTCATCATATTCCTCCAACTCACAGGATTGTTCATTCAAGAAATCAGTCATTTCAGCGATTCGTTGCCTTTTTCCTTCTCGCTCTGCATTTTCAACTAGTGCATTTTGCTTCAATTCACGAAGCCGATAAATTTCATCAGCCACATCTTCATAGTCATTCTTGGACTTTGCTTGGATTAGAAGCTGTTGTTGCAATTCTTCCAATTTGCCATCAATATCAACGGTGGCATTATCATTTTCTCCATTAAATACAGTAGCTATATTTTTCTGTAGCACCTTGAGGAATGAGTCTTTGTTAGCCAAAAGTTCGTTAATAGCCTTAACAACTGCTTTCTGCAATGTTTCCTCATTTATGGTAGGGGCAGTGCATTCAGACCCTTTTTCCTCCAATCGGCTGACGCATCTCCAAACAATAGATTTGTAACCTCGGTTATTCCAATGTACTCGTCGATAAATATCACCGCACTCTCCGCAACACACAATACCAGAAAGGGTATATCTGCTACTGTAAACTCTCTTCTTTCCATCCTTTCCCGAGTGTAAGTTCGCTCTTCGAACCATTTCTTCCCGAACCTGCATGAAGATTTCACGTGGGATGATTGGCTCATGATTATTTTCCACATAATATTGAGGAACAATACCGTTATTCACTACTCGTTTCTTAGAGAGGAAATCAACCGTATAAGTTTTTTGAAGTAAAGCATCACCGATGTACTTTTCATTTTGCAGTATCTTTCTCAAAGTTTCCGGTCTCCACTTTGGTTTATGGGCTGCGGTGAGAATTCCGTCCGCTTCCAGACCTCGTGCAATCTGCAAAAGACTCGCTCCTTCAAGATACTCTGAGTAGATGCGTTTTACCACTTCTGCTTCTTCAGGAACAACAACTAACCGTTTGTTCTCATCCTTGGTGTACCCCAAGAATCGATTGTGGTTGATTTGTATTTCTCCTTGCTGGTAACGATACTGAATACCAAGTTTCACGTTCTGGCTCAAGGATTGGCTTTCCTGCTGAGCAAGAGAAGCCATAATGGTCAGCATAATCTCGCCTTTGGAATCCATGGTATTGATATTCTCTTTCTCGAAGAAGACCGGAATGTTTTTATCTTTCAGCTGACGAATGTATTTTAGGCAATCCAGAGTGTTCCGGGCAAACCGGCTGATTGACTTGGTGATGATCATGTCGATTTTACCTTCCATGCAGTCCTCAATCATGCGATTGAATTCTTCCCGTTTTTTAGTGTTGGTTCCGGTAATTCCATCGTCGGCATAGATTCCAGCCAGTTCCCACTCCACGTTATTACGAATATAATTCGTGTAATGCTCAATCTGTACTTCATAGCTGGATGCCTGTTCGTCGCTGTCCGTAGAAACACGACAGTAGGCGGCAACCCGTAGTTTGGGCTTCTCTTCCGCTATTACCGAATTCCCAACACGAACACGCGCCGGTATAATCGTAACGTTCCTAAGATTCTGCATCCGCTATCACCTCGCTTTCAATCAAACTATAGGCATATTCCGCCTGAGCAAAAGGGTCTTCATATAGCGTCTCCGGAGAGGGTGCCGCAAAGTGCATTCTCACTGGGACTGTTTTTGGTGTCGCTGAATCGTAAATTCTGCCAAGCATCCGCGCCCTTTTCATTCTTTCGGCTTCAGCTTGTTTAAAGATATCCTCGTCAATGAGAGTAGGATAAAATCCATCTCCGAGATACCGTATGCAGGTCAGCATTCTTGCTATAGAAGTATGGCAGCGCTTGATGCCCGCTTGTTGGGCAGCATCCATTAATGAAAGACCGGAGAGGTAAGCCGCGAACAGTTTTTTTACCCGGTTCGCTGCTTCTTCATCAATAACCGCTCTTCCGTTTTTAATCATATAACCATATGGTATATGAGCCATCTATCTCACCAGCCTTTCTTTTAGAGTCAACCCGCACTTCAATTTGAAGCCAACCTCTTCTTGAGAATATACAATGATGTTCTCGACAATGCGCTCAAAAAGGGTTCCCTCAAAACAATCGACGGCATCCGCTTTAGCTGCCCACTTCAGAAGTTGTTCTACTTCCGACAGAATCACCATCCCGCCGTTCACCGAGCGGGAAAGCGTCTTTTGCTTCTCCTTTAACATAGCTGTCTCTTTTTGTAGCTCATTGCTTTGCGTATTAAACAAGGATGGGTCTAAATAACCTTTTGTCATAAGACTCGTCAACACCCGGCTTTTTTCCGCGTTTTCCTCCATCTTTAGCTCCAGTTCCTGTATTTGTATCAGGTTATCGGAATAGTTCATGGACCGCAAACTCTGCAATAATGGTTTCAGGATAAACTTATGGCCATAGATCAGTTTGTTGGCCATGGTAATAAAAGCCTGATGAAGGCTGCCCTCACGGATAAAGCGCATAGAACACTTTGATATTTCATTGAGATGTTTTGAACAGCACCAGGCGATATATTGACTGCCACCACCATAATGAATCCTTCGTTTGAAATGACTGCCGCACTCCGAACAGATGATTTTTCCGGACAACGGATAGCGTTTTTGGTATTTGCCGCTTCCTTTTTGGATACCTTTTTCAATACCCCGCTGCTTCAGTAATCCATGTGCCATTTCAAACTCCTCATAGCTGATGATTGCCTCGTGATGCTTTTTAATCAAAAATTGGTCCTTTTCTCCGTTGTTGTAGTGCCGGTTGAAATTATCGTCTGTATAAGTCTTTTGTAAAATGGCATCTCCAGTATACTTTTCATTAACCAACATACCGAGGACGGTCGTCGCGCTCCAAACCGCTGCTTTTTTTGGTGGTATGCCGTCAGCATTTAAGCCATCGGCAATTTTCTGCGCACCTTTGCCGGATAATGCTTCGAAAAAGACGCGCCTCACAACGGCAGCCTGCTCTTTATTTACGACCAATGCACCATCCACATAATCGTATCCGTAAGGCGGGTATGAAAGCTTATATGTCCCGTTCCGGAAACGTCTCTGAATAGACCACTTACTATTCTGAGCGATGGAAACCGATTCATTCTCGGCGAGACTACTAAGAATCGTCAACATCAGTTCGCCATCCATTGACTGTGTATTAATGTTCTCCTTCTCGAAGTAAAGGAAAACACCAAGGTCGGTAAGCTTCCGAATCAGTTCCAAGCAATCCATTGTATTTCTGGCAAACCGACTGATGGACTTGGTGATAATGAAGTCAATCAGCCCATTTTCACAATCGGTTATCAGTCGAAGAAGTTCGGTGCGTTTCTCTTTTTTCGTGCCCGTGATTCCCTCATCATAGTAAATTCCGACAAACTCCCATTCTGGATTCCCTTTAATGTAGGATTCATAATGGGTCTTCTGCGCTTCCAAACTTACCAACTGCTCCTCACTATCTGTGGAAACGCGGGCATACGCAGCGACCCGAAGCTTTGGCTTAACCGTTATTGAATTTGCCTCTATTTTCCTTACTTTCCGCACTCTTTCACCTCCCTTCAGGTACATGACATATTACCTCCGAAAGCCCATGTTATCAAGCAATTCAGGGCATTAACTCAACTCCGAAAGGGGAGAAAGATAGGCGATTTTGGCGATCAATTCTCTCGAATTCCTCTTGCGAAATAAGTCCGGCATGCAGCATCTTTCGAAGCAACTTGAGGGAACGGTAGTAGTCAAACTCACGTTGAAGCATCTCTGTTGATACTGCTTTCCGTTGGGTAAGATTTCTGGTAGACTGAAGTTCCGTTATTCTCGTGACTTGCATATGTCATTACCTCCCACCGATACGCAAAAAATCAGCAGGATTCGAACCCTTAAAAAAACAAAAAAGCCCACGGCGTGGAGTGGTTACCACAGCCGTGAGCCTCTTGTAGGTAGGAGCAGTTGTATTTCTTATTAATTTTATTAAGTTTCTCCGGGTTCAACGGCTTATAATCGAAAGCCTTGCTTTTACGGCTGCCCGGAAGGAATCCATACTCTCCCCGTGACACGGGAACCAATGCATCACGTCGCTATGGTTGGTGGCAATGCCTTGCTTATAGCCCTCACTATGGCATAGGATATTAGACGCAGTCAGTCCATAACATTTGCAGAGATAAACGCATAGTTCCACCGCCTCGAAGAAGACCGCCCGGAAGTATGAATCATCAGTTAGACCATCTTCACATATTTCGAAGCCGATGTGGGTGTCGTTAGCCTTGCCACCTGCATGCCAGCCCCGATGATTCCATGGCAAAGTCTGGTATGTAGCAATTGAACCATCGGCCAGCCTGCCAATAAACCCATGAACACAAACCTTCCGCCCATCCGGCTTCTGCTGGTTCCAATGGTTGTTACTTACGTTTCTGCCCAGTAGCCCATCGTTCGGGCCAATATAACGTTTGAGATATGGATTGTTCACGCCCGTGGAATGTACCATGATTCCTTTGGGTGTAATAGTTTTTCCAGCCTTATAACAAGCATTTTCAGTAAGATATAACCTATGCAAGTTCATTTATCATCCTCCGTTTCACTGCGGTCGTGAAGCTGTTCCAATACCGCTTTCAGTTTTGCGGGAATCGGTAATCCGATATGCCCAGCATTTTCTAGCAGGGAAACTCCTTCGTTGGAGATGTAAAAAAAGATGATTGCGGTGCGTAAGGCATTACCGTCACCAATAAACTGCACATCGAGGATGTTGCCGATGCCCACCATAATAAAAATTAGCACCTTCTTAAAAATACCCTTAAAGCCAATCTCGCTTGAAAGCTTTTTATCGATCACGGCACACATTAAGCCTGTAATGTAATCTACGATTACAAAGGCAAGCAACACATATAAAAAGCCGTCAAATCCCCCAAAAAACCATCCCAGACATCCTCCCACAGCTGCGAATACAACCTGTAAACTATTGAATGTCTCTTTCATTTTTTATCACCCCCATTTTTTATTGGAAAAGGTCCCCACCTAATAAAGGTCCCTGACCATTCCGGAAGATAATCCGGTTAGGTTTTTACCTCTACCAGTATGTGAGGTGAGGGGACTGGCTGTCTTAGGAAGACGGAGGATTGCTTTCTGTAACGTCAATAACATTATCGCCCTCCTTACATTAAAACCGCATTGTAAAATAGACCCCGAAACGAGGATCTTGGAGCCGCCAATCTGTTGTCAGACCGAAGTCGAAACGGCAGTTTTCTCCCACTATTGGGAAAGAATATCTAACTCCCGGTCCTCTGTCTGTAATTCCCAGGGAAACAGGCCCGGTTAACCAGACTGGCGTTAAGTAGGGTTTGCCGCCTTATAAACCTCCGCAGCAGTTCCGCCTTTGAGCTCATACAACTTTGCCTCTAAAAACCGACCCAGCCATTCCTGAACCGGACCCACTGCTGCTTCCAAAACGGAGATACTTTCCCGGGACAATGTTCCGATAAAATACTCTTTTGCTTTATCCAAAGCAGCTTTGGCATCCTCGGCACTCAGTTTTCCATCGGCTTTACCCTGTTTAAGATTATCAACAAACACCTGATTCGTGGCCATCACGGCGTCCCTGGCCACCTTCTCGGCTTCAGACAAGGCGGCTAGCAGTGACTGACGCGCCACATCCAGACGGAGAGCTTCCGTTTTTGCCCGCAAAAAGGCTACCCCATAACCAATGAGCGCCACAATCGCCACTGTAATAATCGGGACCAATAGTTCCAATAGTTTAGCTCCAAGATTCAACCACATGAGAATGCACATCCTTTCATTATTAATACAAGTCGTTCCAAACCAAGCCATCCCAAAAACGGGCTTTGCCTAGGACGGTATCGAAATACACAACCCGATCCTCGGGGACAACCGCCGGGGCGGTTGCGAGCTTTTGAATACTTAAGAGCCCATCCGTTAACCGGCAGACCTTGGCCAGTTTCTCTTCGATTGCTTCCAACCTGGCATCCAATGAAGCAAAAGCTCCGAGTAATGAACTGACCCGGGCCGCGTCGATCTCTTCGACGATGTCTGCTGCATCGACCCGGTACGAATACGAGACAGCACCCTGTGTCAAAGACCCCTGTCCTGCACTTACCTGAGAGGTGAACACCACCGTCTGATACTCATTCAAAGTCGGCGGTACTGTTGGTGTTGATGTTGACCCAAGCAAAAAACTTATTCCCGGAGCGGCTTGACCGAAATCCACCACGCAAGCGACCGTACAAGTTCCAGATGCAGGTTTCGGGACGGTGTAATCCCCCGCCGGAAGAGATACTCCCTTCCCCCCGGTGAAAGCAAAAAGACCGTCGATACTGACGGTCATCCCTGACTTCACCGTAACATTTCCCCCGGCCACAACGCAGTTTCCGATCACCCCCGCCAATGATTCTGTTAAAGCGTCGAAATCCGCTTCGAGCGCTTCAAAGAATCCTCTAACCAAGGAAAAGTTAGTATTGAAATCCGAGGATTTAATGAGGGAACGGTAAACAAAATACACTAAGTCCTGAGTCCATCGGCTCACTTCTTAACTACCTCCTCACGTTTGGCTTTTTGTATTCGAATATGATTTATATTGTCTTTTGCCGGTTGACCAGCCCTTGTCTGATAGCGTCGCAGCAACACATCCCGACGGAGGGTCCTCATATCCTCTTGAAGTTTTCGCTTCTCCCGAAGCCGCTTAAGTTCTTCCTTGCGGTCCATCATCTCACGCTTCAGATTTTCGAGTTCCGCTTCCTTGGTCCGAATTAACTCATTGAGGTTGTCACTCATTGACCCTGAACCTCCTCACCGTCAAAAAACGTTTCATCCAACCTGCCGACCTTTGCATCCGGCTTAACTTCGTCGGGTGTTCCGGCCAATCCGATGATCCGGGCGCCTTTTTGAAACGTATCGAAGGCGGCCAGAATAACAAGATCCCCCGGAGCCAGAACCAGCCGGGGGACACTTACATCATTTGCAACAATTTCTGCTTTTTTCACCTTGATTAAATAGGTTCCGTTTCCTAATCCTTTGATAACCGAACCTTCGCCAAGCTCAGACATTTAATCACCGCCTTCGAACAATTCAGGGTTTTGAAGTTCATATGTCGCCCGAATTTCCGGGGCCTTCCCTGTCGCATCAAAATTAAAATCGATACTTTTGATTAACCGGTATCCCACTACGTTCAGAAACCCATCAACAATCTCCACGGTATCACAGGGTTCTAACCCCAGATGCGGTGTTCCTTCCACGGTAATCTTCTCCCGCCCGGCTGCCGATTCGTTGATTACCGAACCAGCCACTTGCAGGCCGAGAGCCTCATTATCAATCATTTCATTTTCGACAACCGCCTCATTGAACTTGTACTTTCCGACTGCATTGGCGTTGGTTTTGACGACATATAGTTCCTGATACTTAACTCCTGCAAATGGTTCACCCCAAACCTCAAAGGTGGCTTCGGAGTCACCCAAGTTCAGAAATGTATCATTATCTAACTTCACCACACAGTAAGTCGGCTGTCGATCCGTAATCCAGAGATCTCCATCATCTGTCCAGACTTTCCGCAGGTGAATGGTGTCCGGTTTCACCATGTAGGAAAAATTAATGGTCATGACCAATGAACCTTTGAAGTTGGGACAGCGCACCTTATCCTTTTGAGTATGAAGACACTCTTCCCTGGTTTCCATGACAAAGATTGGCGTTACCGCACCCTTCACTTCGACCCGGTCGATTAAATCCGGGGTTTTAAGGGATTTCCGAATTTTCGCCATATTTCTGACCTTGAAGGTATGGACCGGAGCCCCCAACCGGAGTGGAACCATACGCCAGTCATTCCGGGCACCAAAAAAGAACCGGTAGGGCGATCCGTCATCCGTGAAACAAACCTGCCGGACCTTCCCCGCCGCATCGATGATCGGCTCGTTATCAAATACCAACGGCGCGTTGAATTGAAGCGCCGGAGGATTGGTAATCCGGAGATACATCGGAGAAAAGAAGTCCAACCTTCCCGCGTAATTTCCCCACACCTCAAAGGAGAAGTTAATTTCATGGTTGGTGTCTCCGACCCGGGTAACCGAAATAACTGCCTGGCGTTTGGTCAACTCCACAATCGATGCGACCGTCTCCCGGTTTCCCAGATCCTCGACCCGAACGGTGGTAGTATCGATATCTTCCTCAAAATCAATAATGAAGTCGGTTGAATCCTGACCTTCAGCAATGGAACCCTCCCGAGATGCCAGCATTGTCTCTTTATGGGTTGCGGTTTTGACTAAGTCATAAAGGACATCCTTGGCTTCCCAATAGTCGCCGAGCATCGACCCGTAAGGCCGCCCGTATACTTCATAATAGTAGGTTCGGGAGCGACTTGCGGTATTGGAACAAACCACCTGGATTCCGGTCATGTTGGCTGCCGGGGAAAACAAACTGATCTCCGCGCCCATATCCGTTGTCTGAAAAACCGAATGCACCGCCCAGCCAATCGATGACCCTTTCCACCAGATCGGAAGCGCGGGTACATTACCGCTGGCATTCACCAGCCGGACCTGAAGTGACTCTGGGTCTGCAGCTTGCGAAAACTCAATAAAATTGGTTGAGGTTTTCTCACCCGAAGAGACTGTTAACGAACCGCTGGCTAGTAAAACCACATCTTCCAATACCGGGCAAGCGGTCACATCAAAGACCGGTTGAATCGGCGCAGCCGATGTATTGGTGATTCGGACGTAGAATACAGTTTCGGTCGAACCGTAAATCTGAGAAAACTGAAGCCCGCTGCCTGGATTAACATTTTCTAGTCTAGGGCTGGTTGGATACCACCGGGCCGGTGCCGGAGCTTCCACTTGAACTTCGACTGTATCGAAAGGCTTGATTGCCGCCGATACTTTAAAAGCATTAATGATCGTTGTTCGACCGCTGGATTTATAGGTCATACCATAAGTTTTTGTCAGCGGCAAACCAAGTAGGTCCCGGTATTTATTGACCGTTTGGACAGTATAGACCGGAGCGTTCAGTGAATGTTCCGCGTCAGTTTCATCGATTTGCGCGGTCATCATCCGGACGAACTCGCCGCCAAAGCCCAAAAAGAGGACGATGGACTTTTCTTCTCTGAAATAAAGCAGATATTTGGATTCACTCTCTGTAAACATCCCCGAGGTATTATCCAAATCGACCGAAAAGCCGCCGACTGACATTTCATCCGATAATCCGACTTTGGCAGTCAATACCTCTTTTTTTAGAAATGACGGAGCCTTTTGTAATCCGGGTCCTCTCGTCCAGACTGCAAAAGGCTCATCGTCAACCATGTGGATTGTGGGAGAAGAATCACCCTCATATTCCGTGAATTTCACCGCCGCTGTCCATTGTCCCGGATGAAGCGAACCCAAGTAAACTCCACTGTCTTCACCAATCATCTCATTCTTGAAAAGACACTTCGCCATAAGGCGGTCACTATCTTCCCAAAACGCAAACAGCGAAAGCCCGCTGAACTCTCCTCCTGCCGTATTTAACGGAGCACCTGTTCCACCTTCATAAAGAAGAATGTCTTTTGCGATTCGCATGATGCTTGCCTTTCTTTAAGCTGAGATTCTTCCATAGGTAATACGCGGTCTCAGCCTAAATTTTTTAGTATTGTCTTTGGGGATAGCAGGGGTAAACCGGCAAGCAACTGAAGTCCCATCGACATACGAAGAACTATAAAGAATCTGATAGGTGGCTTCTGCAATATTCCCGACCACAGAGGCGGACCATTCAAATAGGAATTCCCGGTACATCGCCCCGGAAACATAATTGACTGTTTGCCTTAATGTCGGTACACAATAACCGCCGATAATAGCCCGCGGTTGAGTCATTGTGGGAATCAACGGGTCGCTACTAGTCCCGAGTTGTGTTTTGTACTCATAGGCATAATTCCAGTTGATCGTCCAGTTGGTCATATAATTAAGCGCTTTGTCCAGCAACAATGACTCCACCTCGACATCGCCGACTCCAGGAACATTCACCGTATTAACCTGTGGTGTATCCGAAATACGTTTGACATGAAGCGTATACGTAATGGTCAATGTATCTTCACTAGTTTTTTGAACGGTAATTGGATTTCCCTGACCGTCCTTAAAAAGTACCCGGGCAAATAGGTCGGGACCGCTAGCGCTATAGAAATCATTACTTGATTCCCAGCAAAACCCGACTTCTGTCCAATTACCTACGGCTTCGGTCAGTCCATATTCAAAGATGTTCTTAAACCAGCGGTCTCCGGCAGCGCCTTGCTGGTATGAACCTGCCGAAGAATTCCAAGTCTTTTTCGTCCCATTACCGCCATAGGCTTGCAATTTTATATCCGTTGAAACAGGTGTGGATATTCCTGTTCCTAAAACACAGGTGGTACAGTTATACACCACAGAATTTTGTATTTCCGCAGTCTTTTTCAAGCCACGGTCCGTAATTACATTGTGAACAGGTCCGCCGCCTTGAATTAGGAGCACCCCTTTCCTACGGAGTTCCCACGATAAAAACCCTTCCATACCGACTCCCACTTGAAATGGGTCTTTCGGCTCCATAAACTTTGGAACTAAAATATACATTTCAGCCCTCCTCTATATATAAAGCTCTACGACTTGCATTGAAAGGGTAAACTTCATTTCTTCACTAAACTCAAATGGATTTACAAACACTACTTGAGAGAAGTTCAAGGCAAAATCCATCTCCTCACCGTCAAAATTGAACTGGGGAGGAAAGTCTGCCTTCATCATTTCGGATGTAAACACCATCGATTCATCAAATGAATACAAAGTCGCGACCAGTTCAGCCACAGTCATTAAGGTAAAGTCCATCTCTTCCCCATCGAAATGATATACTGTCTTTGGCATATCTATCGCCAGTATTTCAACTACGGCCGTTAACCCTCCGGGTTCCTCCAGTTTCATTTGCCCCAGAATCTCGCTCCAGGCAAACCTAACCTGGTCCGCTCCTTCGTTTGTTTGTAAAATATACACTAACCCCAGCCGGGAATCGGGAAAATCCACAACCCGGAGCGATTTTACTTTCTCTTCCGGGGTGGGCGTTATGACCGGTTCCGCATAGTTTCCTTGGTACCGGCAGTACACCACACCGTCATTACTGACATAAAAGTCGATAATCATATCGCCTTTTCGTACGGATTCGGTCGAACCCCCGGTGCCTATTTCATCAAAAATACGGACAATGTTTCCTTCTTCGTCGTATTGCTCCCGGTAGACCATGGCTTTTTCAGCCACTAAATCGGTATATCCGATATGCGGAAGGTCTTCCCGTCCCGGATGCGTCGACGGTTCAAAAATCAACCGGGGTCGTCTTGCATTCGGCGCGTCGATCTCCCGGATTAGACTCGTCACCATCATCTCCACCGGATCTACCACCGCAATCTTTATCTTTCCGTTATCGATAAATACCAGATAAAGAACATCTTTGTACTCATGAAACGAAGGATCGCACCCGGAAGGTTCGAAGTCAGCACCAACAAACGGCGGTTCAATGTCCACCTTAATCATGGCTTCCGGTCGTTGGTAATACCCGTTTTCAATCATTTTAAGAAGCTTTTCCGGCAGTTTCTTCATGGAACCACCGTCCCGTCCGGCAGTAGCTTGCCAAGTACGAACAATTCCAGACTCCAGCTTAGTTTAGTCTCCGGTTTAACTTCCACCGGTACCGCCCGGAAGGTTTTCCACAAAACCCGCCACTGCTCCGGAGGGTTTTGTAAATAGGAGCAGAAAACGAAAGGCGGCCGTTCGCAGCCTAAATAGTAACTGTTCAGTTTTTCAAAGGTTGTCTGGTCCATCCCCACTCCGGAGATTACAATTTCTCCGTCACCCCAATGGCACCCGGAATCCTGGTAGCTTGCTCCTTCCATCATTCGCTGCTTGACCACGCGCGGTTCAGGGATATGGGCGTAGGGGTTAAATCCATAATGGTACCTTAAGAAGATTTCTTCTCGGGCTTCATCTGGTCCAAATATTAATGAAAAATAGCTGTCCATCTACGACTCACCCCTTTTTAGAGTACGGCTGCCATTTGCCGACCCGTTCCGAAGCTTTCTGTACGCCCCGTACCGCGGCTGCTTCAATCGCCGTATCCAAATTCCGCTCAGCGATGACTGAACCCCGGACATCCACATTCACCGAAATCACCGGAGCCGGTAACTCCCGGTCAGGATCAACTGCTTGTCCCTGATAAGCGCTGGATAAGGTCTTTATGCCATCCTTGAAGTTGGCTTCCACATAATCGGCATTCATCGTCCCGGAATTTGCATTGATGGTCATCTCCTGTGTCCCGCCACTAAAAAGGCTGCCCAACATCCCAATAACTCCGACCCACGGCATAAACGTACCCAATGCCCCTAACACACCGGAAGCTGCTGTACCCGCAGATCCGGCCGCAGAAGCCGCAGCGGTTCCTGCTGATGCAGTTCCTCCACCAAACATGCCTCCAATGTTTCCAAACATGCCGGACATGAAACTTTCAAGGCCCTTGCCCATCGTTGAATTCATGAAAGCCTCCGCCAGAGCATCCGCAATACTCCGGGTAAATTTCTCCCGAAGATAATCACCAATTTCAGAAATGACACCCCGGATACCGCCGCCGTTAAACCCATCCTGCAGAGCGCTAGAGATGCTGTCTTTTAGTTCGCCGTGAAAGGCCTCTCCTATTTTCTTTGCTTCCGAGTCCGCGCCTGCTTGACGGATTGCCGCCGCCAATTCAAGAAGCTTTTGCCGGGTTTCTTCTAAAACTCCGTCTTTCGCTGCGGCCACTTCCAGCTGCCGGGCGAACTCTTCCCATTCCGGTAAAGTGCTCCCTGTCATTTCAGCCAAACGCTCTTGAGCCTCAGCCAGTAAATCCCCGGCGGTTTTGGCATTCTGCTCTGCTTCGGTTTCCTGTTGCATGGTGGCGTTTAATACTTCCAAGGCCGTGATAGTCTTATAGATTTCTCCGCGATTTTGTTCGTCTTCTTCCGCTTGGTTCCGCAGTTTTTGGATGAGAATCTCAATGGTGTTCAGGTTCCGGTGATTCCAGTTTTCTTCCGCCTGACGGGCTTGGTCTAACAGACTCTGGGTCTCATTTTGTTCCCGCAGAACGTCGGCCGCCGCCTTGACCGCGTCGACATAGGCTTTATATTGAATTACCAAATCGCCCAAACTTGTTTTAGTGGGGTCATACCCATTACGGATCATGTCGATAATTGTCGATTTTAAAAGCTCCGCTTTCTCAGCGTTGACATTTACGGTATCCCCAAACAGTTTGGCCCGCCCGTCCACTTCACTCATGGCTTGACCTAGCCGTTTTAAGATATCCGCTTGTCGATCGCCTTCCGCTGCCTGGCTTAACTGTTGGTATTGCTTAATCAAATCTTGAAGCAGCTTGCTCTGGGGTTTATATCCCCTTTCCAGCAGGCCAAGAATTTCATCCCGCAAGATACCAGCCTTCTCGGCATTCACATCGGAAATATCGCCGAATACCGCTGCTTCCTCATCAACCATCTTCAGCTTCAGGCGGTATTCCTCCAAGTATTTTTTCAAATCAAACTTTGGCTCTTCCCATTGAAGAGGATTAAAACTGACTTTTGTATCCGGAGGCTTCGTCAAACTTTTTAATTTATCTTGGGCTTGTTTCAGTTTGGCTTCGGCTTCATGGATTTGATTGTAATGCCGGTTTAACTCTGCTCCGAAGGTTGTATCTTGAACATTCTCCAACCACCATCTGCCCACGATGGATTTGGAGCTTTCAGTAAACCGGTCCTTAGCTTCTCGGCGTTTCTTGATTTGCTCTTCCCAAAACTCCACTTGGTCTTGGGCCGTTTGCACGTCATTAATCCCGGCAATGTCCACCTTGGCTTTTTGGGCTTCATCCCGGGCTTTGGTAATCATCCCAATTATCACGGTGAGTCCGGCGATGATCGCTCCGCCGACTAAAAACGGGGTGAACGAAAGGTTTAATGCGCCCATGGCCGTAGCCAGCGCATAAATCTTCGGAATTAACAAAAGAACCGCGCCGCCGATAAGACCGATAACTCCCGCGAGGGCGGTTCCTACCGTTACTGCCTTCCGTAGCGGTTCCGGCAGCCCGCCGACCCATTTGATTACATCGATAATGGCCTGGGCGAACATTCGGACATACGGTGTCACATCGGCTGCGATTTGCCGGCCGAAGCCGGAGAAGCCTTTCTTCACATCGGCCAGCATATCGTTTAAATCGCCTAAGTTTTTTACGGATTCCTCGTCGATGACATAGCCGAGTTCATGAGCTCTTTGTTTCAATGCATCAAGTTCAATACTCCCCATCTGTAGCATTGGGATTAATTCTGCGCCGCTCTTCCCGAACAGCTCCATCGCCAGGGCAGTCCGCTGGGTATCATTTTGCATGGACGAAAAACGGTCTGCCATATCATCCAGTACATCTCCGGCGTTCCGCAGTTTCCCGTTCGTGTCATATATAGAAATTCCCAAAGTGTCGAAGGCATCCCGGGCGCTTTGGGAACCGTTATTTGCTTCGTACATATTTTTTGATAAATGGCCGAGTCCCTTGACCAACGTCTCCAAGGAAGCGCCGTTTTGTTCAGCGGCATAAGAGAGCGCCTGCAAATTCTCCCGGCTGATGCCGGTCCGTTTCGCCAAGTCGTCGATCTCGTCGGCCGCCTCGGCGGTCGAAAGGACCATGGCGCCCATAGCTCCGACAATGGCCATCCCAAAGATAGTCATGCTTTTACCGACCGCTTCCATGGAGATGCCGGTTTTGTCAACTTCCTTTTTTAAGCTCCCGGCTTCTTTTTTGGCTTCGCCAAAGGCTTGTTGCAGCTGGGAGATATCGCCGACGACCGCCACAGCCAGTCTGCCGATTAAACTCATCGCGCACCACCTCAAAATATAAGGCCGGGTTCAGCGTTTTATCACTTGCCCCGGCCCGTAGGTCTGATGAATACTCTCCAAATCAGGCTCGTCAAATCCTAAACCCACCGGTTTTCCGGTGTAATACTCCACCATATAATCGTAATACAGGCACATTTGGCGGACGTCCATCTTATCCAGAATGTAATCCAGCGACATCCAAGAATAAAACCGTCCCAACTGTCCGAAGACGCGGCCCAGGTCTATCTGGCGCTTTCCAGAATCGACCGGGCCGCCCGGGCGTTTTTTTCAACCCGCTCCCGCAGCGGTTCCAATATAAACTCAAATACGGCCAACACCTGTTCCGGGGTGAGGTTCTCCATCAGCCATTCCTTTGAAATCTCGGGAAAAGACTGTTTGCAGACAGAGAGAATCAGCCGGTACATCTCTTCCACGATCTCCTGATCGTCATCTTGCGGTTCTTTGGCAAACTCCAAACTCAACTGGGCGAACCGGGCGAAATTCCGTTCCACCTCCAGGGCAGTCCGGACATTTACCATCGAAACATCGATCTCATATTTCCTGGGCTTCTTCCTTAATACTGGAATGAAACGGCAGATAAAACGGATTACCCTGCTTTTGGGTTCAGCTACCTTGCCGGTCAAGGTAATCACCCGGCGTTTCGGAACAATGGTGTCCAGATTTAAAATCTCCGGCCGGTCCATGGATTACGCCGCCCCCTGCTCGTCATAAATCTCAAACAACTGCTCTCCGACGGCCCGAGTCACGTCGTTGGTGCCGGTCATCTCAACCGGCGTAGTGTTGATTTCACCGGCGTCATCGGCATTGAAGGTCAACGAAATCCCCTTGGAATTGCTGGCCTTAAAGACGGTAATCACCAGTTTCTTTCCGGCTGCATTGATATTTGTCAGCCGGACTACTTTGGGCGCGATCTCCACCTTACCGCCGGTTTTTAAAATTCTCGATACTGCAGGAGTATACCGGTAAGCTACATGCACCGTCTGCCCGTCGGCAATCGCTCCGCCCAGAATCCGAGCGATACAGGTATTCCCTTCAACATCCACGGTAACCACATAGTCGGTGTTGCGAGCATAGGTCACGTCACCGGCGGTATTGGTCACCACAATGTTTGATACTTCACCTCCATCGTTGTTCTTATGGGCCAGCCGTTTTAAGCCAGTCCCGACAAGCGTGATCGCTTCCCCCGGAACATCCAGAGGGGAGGAGCCTTGAGTCGTATAGATGTCAAACCCGCCGCGCAGATTGGCCAGATTGGCCAGGTCAATCTCGAATAGATCCCCGGAAACCTTGCAGCGGTGGTTTTTCACTGCCACCAAGACTTCACCGGCATTGTCGGTCTGTTGCCGGACCTCATCCCAAGATTCCTCAAACTTAATCCCCTTCATCGCTCCCAGATTGACCAGGTTGCCTACGGTGTCGCCGACCTCAAACTTAGCCGAGCCGATCCGAAACGAATTACTATTTTGAACCACGGTTTGCGCCATGACAATTCCCCCTTACTCGATTTTGGTTGCCACCCCTCCGCTGACGGAGTGGGTTTGATATAAAAAAGCTACGTCCACCGGGACGTGATAGAGTTTGGTTTCTGGCTCATAGATGTCTTGTTCGCCTACAATAGCGGTTTTCGCCACAGGAAAAGTATCACCTATGATTCCGGCGAAGCCACCGAAAATTTCCACGACCCGCTCCGCTACTTCCCGCGCTTCGGCGTATTCCTTGGCGAAACATGAGAATTGGTATCGTGGGTTCATAAAGGGAAGTTCCTGAAACCGGCCGCCGGAAATCCGGTGAAAGACGATATATGGCGGTTTAGCATTCTCCGGGGCGGTGCCGCCCGCCCACACCTGGTTTTTTACCTGCCCGGCCAGCCATTCGTCACTCAACAATCGGTCCCGCACCGCTTTTTCAAACATCATTCTCCTCACAACCCTTCGAAAATAACGTCCTCGGCTAAATCAACCAGGTTCCGGAAGGCGTCCTGTTCCGCGACCTTGCCCTCCGCCACCTGTTGGTAGACATCGGCCATCTTCTGTAAGGCTTCATCCTGCTTGGCGTCGAAGGCGGGACGTAAAAACGGCCGGGGTTCGGTTTTGCTCCCGCCGAACTCCAGCCGTTCCAACTTGGTGAGGCGCTTCCGGCTGATCCGGTGCCCTTCCTCGACCCATCTTCCATAAAAGCCATCATATTTTTCCCTTTTACCCACTGCCGGTCCGACGATCACCGCCTGTTTGAACCGTTCCTTAGGTTTAACCACTCGGAGTTTGATGGATTTTTTCAAATTTCCGGGACGATGCGGGTTATCTCCGTTCTTGGTTTCCGTACCCACCGGGCAGAGGCGGCGCGCTTCCTGTTGAACCACTCTGGCTCCGGCGACCGTCGCAACACGGAGGGCCTTTTCGAACCCTTTCTCCAGCTTCTCAAAGCTTTGCTCCAACTCTTTCAAGCCGTTTAGAATCATCCGCATTAGTCCACCTCCTTCACCTGCAACTCAATCTCACGGTTCCGTCCGCCTACATTGACCGGAGGTCCGAGGATCTGAAATGTCCGGTCGTTATATACCACCCGCATGGTGGAATCAAGCCCCGGAACATACCGGATCTTAATGAGACCCGCTAGTTTCGCGTTAGCCTTTTTCGCTCCGAAATATTCCCGTCCCGAACCAATCTGCAACTCTGCCCAACAGGTCCAGAAGTCAACCCAAAGATTTGTTGGCCCACCGCTTGCGTCGACCGCCGCCACCGGACGTTGGATGGTAATCCGGTGCCGATACTTTCCCACTCCCATTGATGTTCACCTCCAGCCACCGGGCGATCCCCGCGACAACCCACCGGCGGGCGGTATCATCATCCAACTTGACGATGTCGCCGCGACGGTAAGGAAAAGACGGACTCTTCTGCCCGGATACCACTCGTACCTGCTTCATACCGCAACCACCCGTTCCATGTCCAAAAGCGCCTTCACTGCAAACTCGGTCGTCCCGTTCACGTTCGTTACGGCTTCCCGGTTTTCAAACCAATATCCGATCAAAAGCAGCATGGCCACTTTCACACTGTTCGGGATGAAAGACGGTTCCTCTCCGTAGCCTGCAAGATACCGGACTTCAATAGTCTTCGCGGAGCATAGCCAATTCCCGGTTGGGATAACCCGACCGGGAACGCTGACAACGTCCTGGGTATACTCTGATTCTTCCAATTGGTGTACCAATCCATGTTCATCCCAATACTTGACTGACAGAACTGTTTGTAACGGCGGATAGGGCAGTTTGATTACGCCTTGCGGTTTCTCAATCCTTACTAACAATTCCCGATTGATAAAGGCCCGGCGTTGGTAAGCCTCGCAATATTCCCGGGCTGCGGCAATAAGGGCTGCGATATATCCGTCTTCAAAATCATGGTCGACCCGAAGGAAAGTTTTTACCTCAGATAGCACTAACGGTTCCCGAACAGGAGGAGTTACGACCACTATTTCCATGATTGTTCCTCCCTGTTATGAAAGTCCGGAACTGAAAACCTCCTGGGTGTACCGGCCACCGGTCAGGATGGCGACAATTCCACCAGCCACCGGGTCGTCCACCGTTTCAACCGCTGTAAGACGGACGAAAGGATACCCGGTATTTGCCAGTGATTGGGCATCCACTTCAACTTTATATACCTTCCCGGCTCCCGGCTTGGTCGTAAAACCCGCCGTTTCCGCCTGAATCACCGGCCCGAAAGCATCACCGCTCAGGGCTTCTTGATACACGAAAGGAATCGCCACCGTCTTGGAGGGTGTTTCATTATCGCACGCCTCCACGGTGATCGTCGAAGTACCGGTATCCCCCGCACCACAGAGGATAACGAAGGACACATGCCCCCAGTTTTTAAGGTTAATTACGTCGGTAGCGACCGTTCCCGCGAAGGCGTCGGCTGCCGGTTGCAGGGCGTTGATGATATGATAAGGTTTATACACGATAACCTCTCCTTTCTAGTTCCGGGCTTGCAGCGCCACATACGGGGATAAAGTACCGCTGCCTTTGTAGGGTTGAAGCGGTTTGTTCCAAATGGGCTGTCCGTCGACCCGGTAAATGAACCGAAAGACGCTTTCATCGTATAGGAAGCGTACATGAATGCTGGATGCCGCGTTGATTCCGCCTTTATCGATGAGCAGATACTGAGAAAGATCAGCCAAGATAATGTCTCCGACGCTTCCCAAAGCCGAACATTGTTCAATCGGAACCACCGGACGGCCGAACAAGGTGCTGTACGGCGAGTCGGAAAGCCCATTGGCAGGCAGGTAAACCGGTACGCCGTTGTCCCCCGTGACCAACCGTAGTGTGTAAAGGAGCGGTTCCACGTCCTGATTGATATACCAGACTGCGTTAGCCCGGCTCCGGCCCCAGCAGCGCGCCCACATCTTGACGATGTTCTCGACATTAATAGTGCCTGCCGCTTGACCGGACTCTTTTTGTACCGCGACCAAAGCGTCGGAGTTCAAGATTCCAAGCGGCTGGCCCGCGCCGTTACCGTTTAGGATGGCGTCATCCATTTTAAAACCGAACTCTTCGGCGAATCCTTGGATCAATACCGACTCCAAAGCGGCGGCGTCCTGCAACAGCTCGTCCGTGGCGTAACAAAGCCCGGTAAGTTTCTTCAGACTTAAGTCCATCACTCGAAACTTAGGCTTTGAGCCGGTCAATTGATCCGCTTCATTCTCCCAGTAAGCTTGAATTCCGCCCCAGCGCGCTCCGTTAGCCCGGCTGGACTCGTCGACTGCGTTGATTTTGAGACCATTAGAGTTGGTCGAAAGCGGAATCCGGCGGCAACGGGATGCTAACAGTCCGGTATCGTAGGCCCGTTTGAGAAGCTCTCCGGCAAAGTCTTGTTGAACCAGGAACCCTCCGTCACTGGGTACGCTCTCGGACAGGCCGGAAGCAGCCCGGGTCGAGAGCCTTGAATCCACCGTCCCGTTGGGACCGGCCGCCCGGTAAACCGCCATCATCTGCTCTCCGAAGCTCCGCCAGATTTTCTGTTCGGGATTCGGGAGGTCTCTGGACGGATTGGGACGGAGCGGTTCCATATCCCGTTCTTCCTCAGTCCTCATCCCCGCAATCTTCTTGGCTGTTTCGATACTCGCGTCCCATTTCCGGATCTCGCCTTCCAGGGTTTTCAACTCCTGATCCTCTTCATCGGTGAGAAACCGGCCTTCACCTGCCACTTTCTCGAGGACAGCATTGGCTTTCACCCAAGCCTCCCGGCGGCGGGCTTCCATTTCCACAAGGTTTTTCAATAAAATCGCTCTCCTTTCAGAACTCTTCAAAATGAGCATGAAAAAAGCACCCGATATTTCGAGCGCTGTTGCCTTAACGGCTATTTAGAAACATTTGTTATGAAACTCTTTTCAATAACTCCATCTTCCTTTGCCAAAGCGGCAACTGCCATCCTTTTTGCTTGAGTAACGCCTGACGTGCCTCTTCCTTATGCCGTTCATAGGATTCTAAAGCGCTCCTGACTCCCACATCCGTTTGGGGATAGGCGGGAAAAGTGACCGGTGACACGTCAAACAGCTTAACTTTGATAAGCTCTCGCACATCAATGCCGTCTTCGGTTCCCCACCGGTCGGAAACAACGATAAAGCCAAAGGACATCTGGCTGATATCGCCCCGGTCGATGGAGACCAGCAAATCTCTGGCCCATTGCGTGTCCGGCGGGATGACCGAGACTTTAAGTCCATCCTCATCTTCGTTTAAGAAAAGCGTACCGGAACGGTTTCTTCCCAGAACATAGTTGGCGTCATGATTAAAAAGAGCCCGGATATCGTCTTCCAGAATCGTCTCTTTAAAGGCGCCGGACAAAACCCGTTCCTTAAACGGAAAGAATCCGCCCAAGGTCTCGCTCCATTGGTTGAATACCGCCGCATGGCCTTCAATCATCCGGACGGTTTTCTCATCCTCCTGATGATCCGTCACCCGCAATTCCTTTAGGTTCATCGTTCGTCGTTCCATTTTGTCCGTCATCGGTTTCACCACCTTTCGCTTTTCCTGCCGCTACAGCCGGAATCATATTGCCGTTGACCAGATAAATATCTCCACCCTGCTTGGCATCAACCGGGTTTAGATCCTCCAATTCCCGGATATCATTGGCTGAGTACCAGCCATTTTGCCGACCGATGGCGTAACCTTCCATCCGGGTCTTGAAATCGCCCCGGAGTAGTCCGTCCACGGTAAACTTAGCGAAGTATTCCATCCGTTCTTCCGGGCGGAGCAGACATTTAGTGATCGCCTGTTCCCAGCGGACCAGCCATGGTCGGATAGTATGGACCACAAATTCAATAGACTGGTGTTCGATATTGGAGAAAGTGGCCCGTTCCAAGTCAGCCACCAGATGCGGCGGTACCCGGAAGATCCGGCAGATTTCATTTAATTGAAACTTCCGGGTCTCCAAAAACTGTGCGTCTTCCGGAGGAATGCCAATCTCGTGATACTTCATCCCCTCTTCCAATACAGCAATTTTGTGCGAGTTTTTAACTCCTTTGTAGACTTCTTCCCAGGATTTTCGGAGCTTTTCCGGGTCTTTAACCACCCCCGGATGCTCCAGTATGCCTCCGGGGCGAGCTCCGTTAGCGAAAAACCGAGCTCCAAACTCCTCGGTGGCCAACGCCAATCCGATAGCTTCCCGGGCCATATGCACCGGCGAATAGCCCTTCATACCGTCGAACCCCAAGCCGGGAATATGGAAGACCTGCTCCCGCCGCAGGGTGACTATATTTCCGTTACCGCTGTATTGGTAGAATACTTCACCGGATTGCAAATCACGATCCACGGTCATCCGGTCAGGATAAAGCGGCCAAAGTTCGATAACCCGGCCGCTTTTTTTGTCCCGGATGATTTGAGCATAAGCATTACCCCATAAAAGCAAATGCCCCATGAGCGTCTCCCGGAAGGTGAAACTGGTCATATCCGGGTTAGGCATATCATGGAGCAATGGATATATGGGATGGTTGAATGCTTTTTCCTTTCCTCGGGAAAGCCGTTTATATACCGGAAGCGGGAGGCTGGCGACTGTTTCAGCTAAGACACGGACACAAGCGTACACTGCCGTAGATTGCATGGCGTTATATTCACTGACTGAGACTCCGGCGTTCACGCCTGCTCCGCAATCGTGATCCAGACCAAGCAACCAGTCCCGAATCCGCTGCCGGAAGGTGTCGTTTCTTCTTTCCAACAGTCGTGATATACCTGGCAACTTCAATGACTCACCACCTTTCAATTGCCATATTTGTATCATCTAACGTGATAAACGTGATATATCTTAAATATTCTTCTTTCAGCAATAAAGATTGCGGTGTATAATAATTAAATAGACTGAAGCAAACCTTTGTTTTATCTTTTCAATCTAAAACAAAGGAATTTAGGTGCGTATAATGTTTGATATAATTGATCTTTCTAATATAGATAAAAAGGTATATCATATCGGTAATCTCGACCAAAAAATTATTTCTTTGTTACAACTTAACGTTATTGAAGGCAAGATACTATTGGATGCCGATCGGCTAAAATATATTGAAAAACATAAAACAGACTTTCCATCTGAAGATGCTTACAAAGCTCATGTAGAAAAAATCCCGGAAATCATTCAAAAACCTGATTATCTGTGTCTGCACCCTGACGGTACTAGTATTAAGTTCTTTAAAAAATTTGACGAAAATATCATTGTCGCCATAAGATTAAGCAAGAAAGATTTATATTGGGTTAAGACTTTTTATCCAATTACAGAAAGTAAGTTTAAAGCTTATATCGATTCAGGAGCTTTAAAAAAATTAGAATAGATTTATTGACGTATTAACAAGATGACGTTATAATTGAATTAACAAATATGCTTGTGCGTATAATATGCAGGAGAGATTATTTGAGGGCAGAACTGGCAGCTGCCGCGCCACGCAAGTGGTACTTTAAAGAGATGTAGGGTACGCCTTCCTACCAATTAATCTCTCACGAATTTAGAAGCTCACCTTTTAGGTGAGTTTTTCTTATAATCTCACCTCATAACACCAAAATCCCTCGAGAATCATAAACCGATCCTCCGCCTTGATGCCTAACCGCCCGGTCCAAGGCCATGATTAAAGCCACCGCCCCGTCAATCCGCTCGCTGGACTTTTCTTTATCTGGCTTGATATTCCCTGCAGGGTCAGTTCTAACATAGATATTGTCCATCATCCAACGCAATACCGGGTGACCGGCATGAGCAATCTTTCCTTCCAAGACCAACTTCATCAATTCTTTGGTTGGTGGGGACATATCCTTAAATCCCTGTCCGAATGGAACCACGGTAAATCCCAATCCCTCCAGGTTCTGAGTCATTTGTACCGCGCCCCAGCGGTCAAAGGCAATCTCTTTAATGTTGTACCGGGTCCCTAATTCTTCAATAAACTTCTCGATGTAGCCGTAATGCACTACATTTCCTTCCGTAGTTATCAGGTGACCCTGTCGTTCCCAAAGGTCGTACTGCACATGATCCCGCCGGACACGCAAGTTGATGTTGTCCTCTGGCATCCAGAAAAACGGCAGGATTTCATATTTTCCTTCTTCTGCTATCGGTGGAAACACCAGTACGAAGGCGGTAATGTCCGTTGTGGAGGAAAGGTCAAGCCCGCCGTAACAGACTCGCCCTTCAAGGTTCTCCGCGTCAACTGGGAATGCACAGGCATCCCACTTCGCCATCGGCATCCAACGTACTGCCTGTTTGACCCACTGGTTGAGCCGAAGCTGCCGGAAGCTGTTTTCCTCAGCGGGATTTTGCTTCGCGCTCTCACAGGCGGCACTCACCTTGTCAAGGCTGACTGTGATGCCGAGAGATGGGTTGACTTTTTGCCATACTTTTGGGTCAGTCCAGTCGTCATCTTCCTTCGCTCCGTAGATCACCGGATAGAAAGTAGGATCGTGTTTTCGGCCCTCAAGGATATCCAGTGCCTTCTGATGTGTTTCATAGCAGATGCTCTGGGTATCGTTCCCCGCTGTGGTAATCAGGAAATACAGTGGCTGCATACGGGCATCACCCGAGCCTTTTGTCATAACATCAAACAGTTTGCGGTTAGGCTGGGTATGCAGTTCATCGAAGACCACTCCATGGATATTAAAACCGTGTTTTGAGTATGCTTCGGCGCTCAATACCTGATAAAAGCTGTTAGTCGGCAGATATACCAGCCGTTTGGTGGAGGCCAACAATTTGACGCGACGGGACAGCGCCGGGCACATCCGTACCATATCGGCGGCTACCTCGAACACGATGGACGCCTGTTGCCGGTCAGCTGCGCATCCGTAAACCTCAGCACGCTCCTCGCCATCGCCGCAGGTGAGCAAGAGCGCGATGGCAGCAGCCAGTTCGCTTTTGCCCATTTTCTTGGGAATCTCCACATACGCCGTGTTAAACTGGCGGTAGCCATTGGGCTTGATGATGCCGAACACATCCCGAACGATTTGCTCCTGCCAGTCGATGAGTTCAAAGGGTTTTCCCGCCCAGGAGCCTTTGGTATGGGAGAGCGCCTCAATAAAAGAGACCGCATAGTCGGCGGCGTCCTTATCGTAATGCGACCCTCCAGCCATGAAGGCGGTCGGCTTATATTTTTTCAGTTTTCGCAAAGGCGCCGCCTCCTCTCATGAAAACGGGTAAAAGTAAAGGGCCTCTGTGGAAGCCCTTTGCTTTTGCTTATATTTTTATTTGGCGTGTCTGCGGAACCGGCGCTTATAACTTCCGCACCACATCCTCCCCATACACAACACCGAGGGTGGAGCCGCTGTCCCAGGAACAAAATATCGTACCGGTGTCGTCCACGAAGTCAACGGTTCCTTGGTCGCCTGGCTGCAGTTTGGAATAGGGGTCATTCATGCGTACCAGTTCCACGCGGGTCCCCGCCGGATATTGTTTTCGAAGCCACTCCACGACCGCTTTCGCCGGAAAATTATTCATCAACCGTTACCTCCGCTGTTTTCAACCGCACACCGTTCTTAAAAGCGCTGTTACCCGATAAGTTCCTGAGCAGGATTTTCCGTGCCGACTTGTACTCGTCGCCCACAAAGCCCAGTCTAATGAGGAACACGCGGAAAGCAAATTTCTCGTTCTCCACGGGTTTCTCCTTGGCGGTCACCCGGTGCTGCTCCTTCGCCGCCGCGCAGAGGGCGCCGATGAAGCGGGAATAGGCTGAAACTTCCTCGGGTTCGATGCCCAAACGGAACCAGGGGAACTTGAGCGTTGTTTCCGTCCGCTCGACAGGGAGCGCGTCGGTGCCGATGGCCTTTTTAATGAGCGCTGCTTTACTAGCGATGAGCCGGTCGAGATTCTCAAGCGCCGTTTCGGTGAAGCCCTCTAGCGGTAGTTCAATCGTCAGCACACCACACCGATCGTCGGATTCGACTCCATCAGGAACGAGACCAAGTTCTCGCAAGCTACCAAGCAGGTTCTGTATGGTAATCTCGTCGGTACGCTCATCCCATGAAAGGGTACCGTCTTTACTGATGGTGATGTTGTTGACCACATAGGCGAAACTCGGTGCTCCTTGGTAGAAAGGTTCACAGCCAATAATTTCTCCGGTTGCCTTGACGAGTGCTTTGCGGGCCGCGCCGGTTACATTGAATTTTACTTCCATTTTTTATAAGCCTCCTTAGCTTCTTGGTGATACCATATATCACTCTGAAGCTGTGGAATAGCAAGTTGTTTATTCGAGTAACGACAGTAATTATTGCATATCGGATTGTGGCAAATCTATAGCACTGAACGCCGTTTTCACGCCGTCGCGAATGAGAAACACATTTTGCGCGTCACCCTTTTGTTGGATAAACCTTTTAACTATAACGTCGCAGAACTTTTCATCAAGCTCAACTGTATAACAGATTCTGTCCGTTTGCTCGCAAGCAATGAGGGTAGATCCTGACCCGCCAAAGGGGTCCAGCACGATGCATCCAGTCATGGACGAGTTGACTATCGGGTAGGCCATCAACGGCACCGGCTTCATCGTGGGGTGGTCAGTGTTCTTCTTGGGCTTATCAAACTCCCAGATGGTGGATTGCTTACGGTCAGAATACCAGGCGTGCTTACCCGTTTTCTTCCAGCCGAAAAGGATCGGCTCATGCTGCCACTGGTAAGGCGAACGTCCCAGCACCAGTGATTGTTTCTTCCAGATGCATGTCCCCGATAGGTAGAAGCCTGCGGCGGAAAACGCCTTCCTGAAATTCAGCCCCTCGGTATCGGCGTGGAACACATAGATACTTGCGTCGTTTGCCATCACCTTTTCTATCAAAGTAAAGGCATCCAAGAGAAACTGATAGAAAGCGTCGTTCGCCAGGTTGTCATTCTTGATTTTCCCGGCCGAACTTTGGTAGTTGACATTGTAAGGCGGATCGGTGACTACGAGGTTCGCTGCCTTGCCCTCCATAAGCAGGTCGAAGGTTTCAGGCTTGGTGCTATCACCACAAACGAGGCGGTGTTTGCCCAATAGCCACAGATCTCCCGGTTTGGTGAGGGTAGGCTTTTGCAATTCGCCATCCACGTCGAAGTCGTCATCCTGAACATCCTCAAGACCACCCATCAGCTTGTTCAGTTCCGCGTCATCGAAGCCGAGGAGGGAGATGTCGAAATCCGCGCCCTGCAAATCGGCAATCTCTACCGAGAGCATCTCAGTATCCCAGCCCGCGTTCAGCGCCAGGCGGTTGTCGGCAAGAATGTACGCCCGCTTCTGGGTTTCGGTTAGGTGTTCGACGAACACGCAGGGGACCTCGGTGATGCCTTCCTCTTTAGCGGCAACGACGCGCCCGTGCCCGGCGATGATATTCAGATCTTTATCCACGATGACCGGGTTGACAAATCCGAACTCGCGCAAGGATGCCCGCAGTTGGAGTATCTGCTCTTTACTGTGGGTCCGGGCGTTTCTGGCATACGGCACCAGCTTATCAATATTTACTTTTTCTAATCGTTCAGTTGAATTCACAATCTTCTACCGTCCTCTCCTTCCTGAAAGCAGAGCTTCCATAATATCGTCCTGCGGATTTCCAATGAAAGCCGTGGTACAGTTTTGCTTGACTATGTCAAAAATCTCATACCAGAGCAGGTTGGCCTGTTTTTGAAACGACTGGCTCATTTGCACGAACGGACTGGCAATCGCTCCACCCGTTGTTGGGTGCTTACCTAAAAGGCCATAAGTGCTTATTGCTTCTTCACATTGGATGTATCGTGTAAACGACTGCGCATAAGCTTCGACGAGTCTGGGATTTACGAATTTTTCACAGCCACGTTCCTTGAGCCATTTCCATGTTTCTATAAAAAGAGCATCAGCGCCCAGTGGTCTGCCATCCTTTTGCCGTGCGCTGAGGTATTCGCTCGGTGTTGGCATATCTTCACCATTCAAGTCTGCCGTGTCGTCCAGTTCGCTTGCTTCGAGCATAGACTCTGGTTTAAATTCTGGCGCCTCCAAAATCCGTGCGGCTTTACCTGCTGCGATCTTTTCCGCAAGAGGTTGTGGTTTGTCCCCGGCGCGCACGCGGCGCCCACCTCTATTTGTACCGTCTTTTGCCACGTGCCTTCACCTCCTTGCTGTGGCAGGGTTTAATACCCCGTTTGAACCTGAATTTTTTCGCGCGTGACCCCACGCCCGTTTCCGGGGTAAAAAACTGTAGAGATTTAGACCCCCCTACCCTATAAACTGCAGAAAATCTCAAAAGTTAAGCAGTTCTTTGAATTTCGTGAGATTTTTTGCATCTATTTTAAGCCG